AAACGCTGGAGTCGTGCGGGAACGCCAACTGTTGATGGGCGTATGTCATGGCTGGATTGTCAGAAATACGCCGTTGAAGCCCTTGCCCGTGACGGCGAGTGTTTCATCAAAAAGGTGCAGAACAAACAATATCGGGACGGGTTTGCGATTCAGTTTATTGAAGCTGACCTAGTTGATGAGAAGAAAAACGAAAAGCTGGACAACGGCAATCAGATTAGAATGGGTATTGAGGTCGATCAGGCGATGAAGCCTGTGGCGTATTATGTGCTAACAAATCACCCAAATGATCGACATTACAGCCATCGCGCAGAGCGGAAGCACGTTCGCGTTGCGGCTAAAGAAATGATCCATCTGTATATGCCAACGCGCACGCATCAAAGCCGTGGTGAACCGTTCATGGTTTCTGCCATGTCTGCGCTGAAAATGTTGCACGCTTATCGTGAGGCAGAGGTGATTGCAGCCCGTAAAGGCGCGTCAAAAAAGGGTATGCTGACAACGCCGACAGGCGATGACTTTATGGGTGACGGGCTTGAAAACGACTTCCAGCCTGTGATTGATGTCGAACCCGGCAGCTTTCATCAGTTGCCGCAAGGCTATGATTTCAAGATGTTTGATCCTGATCATCCAAATTCAGGTTATGCAGAATTTGAATCGGCTATGTTGCGCGGCATATCTTCAGGGCTTGGCGTGTCTTATGCGTCCCTTTCAAACGATTTATCTTCAGTAAATTATTCATCAATCAGGCAGGGTGCGCTGGATGAGCGTGATCAATATCGTGTTTTACACTCGTTTTTCATTGAACATTTTGTCGAACCAGTTTTTCGTTCGTGGCTTTCATCGGCGATGGACTTTGGCGGAATCCCACTACCGACAGCAAAATTTGAAAAATTCAGCGACAATATTTCATTCCGTGGACGCGGCTGGAACTGGGTTGACCCATTAAAAGAGATCAACGCGGCTGTCGTTGGCCTTAACAACGGCATCATGTCGATGCAAGATGTTGCTGCACACTATGGACGCGATGCTGAAGAAACCTTCAGCGCAATCAGCCGGGACAAAGAACTGGCTGAACAGTTCGGCCTGAAGATGGCATTCGAACCGTTTGGCGCAAAATTCCCCGTTGAACCAGATATCACAGGTGGCGATGATGGCGACGTACAAGGGTGAAGAAATCGACCTGACGCCTACAGAGGCAATGGCTGAAGAGGCACAGCGTGGCCTTGATTGGCGCAAAGAACACGGTCGCGGCGGCACAGAGGTCGGCGTTGCGCGTGCAAGGCAGCTTGTAAATCGTCAGGAACTATCACCAGAAACTGTTCGTCGCATGGTTTCATATTTTGCGCGGCATGAGGTGGACAAAGAGGGCGAGGGCTTCAGCCCCGGTGAGGATGGGTATCCGTCGGCTGGACGCATTGCGTGGGCCTTGTGGGGCGGTGAATCCGGCAAATCATGGGCAAATGGTAAGGATAGAACGATGGATCGCATTGATGAAGAATCTGGCGAACGTGCGCTTGAAGATGAATTTCCAGAAAAAACGCTAAAAGCTATAGAAAATAAAGTTGAAGAACATAACGAAGAATATGGGGATGTTAAGTCGAAGCGTGTCACTGTTCGGATGCTTGCGGCTGTTTATAAGCGCGGGATTGGAGCGTATAACACGAACCCGCAATCAGTCAGGCCAAACGTGCAATCAGAAGAACAATGGGCAATGGCACGCATCAACAGCTTTTTATTTGCCGTAAGAAATGGTAAGTTTAGATCAGGAAAACATGACACAGACCTTTTGCCTGATGGTCATCCATTAAAAACTGAGGAAGAACGTGCAATGGAACAAAGACATATTGTTAATGTTGAGGAGACTGATGATGCCTATGTCATCACTTTCGGCAAATCCATGCCTGAAGAAATGGAAACATCAGGCGATGACGAAATGGAAACGTCAGGCGACGATAAGATGGAATCGCGCCTTGATATTGCTGATCTTGAAGAAACAGAGCGTGTTGAACGCGCTGATTTGCTTCAAAGGGCGTACCATTTCGAGAATAAGGCGATTGATGAAGAAACGCGCACAGTTGAAGTCGGCGTTTCGTCAGAAGAACCCGTCAAACGAGAATTTGGAATGGAAGTAATTGATCACAGTCGGGACAGCATGAACCTTGATTTTCTTAATTCAGGGCGTGCGCCGTTGCTGTTGGATCACGATATGGAACGTCAGATTGGCGTTGTTGAATCTGTTGAACTGGATGAGGATGCACGCCGTCTGCGTGCAAAAGTTCGCTTTGGAAGAGGCGACATGGCTTCAGAAGTGTTCAACGATGTGACGGATGGCATCCGTCAAAATATCAGTGTTGGCTATCGCATAGATGGTCGCATTGAGCGTGAGGACGATGATGAAGAAATTTATCGCGTCAGCACAACCCCAATGGAAATATCAATCGTTTCAATCCCGGCGGATCAGTCAAGTCTGGTCGGCGTTGGGCGGTCGAGTTCCGAACCTTTACACGCAACCCCTGTTTCTGATGAAAGGAATAATGAAATGTCAGAAATCGATCTTGATGCTGTACGGGCGGAAGCTGCTGAAGAAGCAGCCAAGACCGCACAGAGAAACGCCAAAGAAATTATGACTTTGGCACGCAAGCACAACAAAGCCGATCTGGGTGAGGAATCACTCGGTAAGGGGCTGACTATTGATCAGTTCCGTGGCGTTCTGCTTGAAGCAATCGGCGACCAGCCGCTTGAAACTCCAGCTCACGTTGTTGACGCACCTGTTAAAGAACAGCGTCAATACTCACTTGGCAAAATGATCCGCGCACAGGCAACTGGCGACTGGTCAGATGCTGGTTATGAGCGTGAAATCCACGATGAAATCCGCAATGCAACAGGCAAAGCATCACGGGGCTTTTATGTTCCTGATTTCGCTTTCCGCGCTGGCGCATTGTCAACAGCCGCAACTGGCGCAGTAGGTGATGAGAATGTTACTGACAACTTTGTGCCAACTGTTCACCGTGGCGACCTGTTCATTGAGGCATTACGGGCAAAGCAAGTCATGTCAGCTTTGGGCGTGACTTATATGTCTGGACTGACAAACCGTGTCAAAATGCCAAAGATTGCGACAGGCGCAACCGCTGGTTTCGTTGAGGAACTTGGCAACGTGACTGATCAGTCACAGACAGATGGCAGCGTTGATCTTCAGCCGCGCACGCTTGGTGCATACGTTGACATTTCACGCTTGCTAATGAAAGAATCAATCCCAGCGATCGATCAGATTGTTCAGGATGATCTTTTGCGTTCTGTTGCTGACCGCATTGAGTTTCACGCAATTCAGGGTTCAGGTTCTTCAGGCCAGCCGACAGGCTTGCTGAACGCATCTGGCGTTGGAAACGTGGACATTTCAACAGGCACAGACGTTGCTGCGCTGACATGGGCAGACCTGACCGACCTAGTTAAGACTGTGGAAGATGCGGACGGCATCGTGAACGCGCAGACACTTGGCTGGTTGTCAAACCCGAAAGTGAAAGCGAAGATGGCAAACACTGTGAAGGTTGCATCAACAGACAGCATCATGTTGCTGAACGATCCGTGGAACGCCATTTATGGTTATCGCGCAGAGTTCACAACAAATGTGCCATCAGACCTTGATCCGGGCGATGGCGGTTCAGACGCATCTGCACTGATTTTTGGTGACTTCTCGCAGTTGATGGTTGGCCTGTTCGGTGCGCCTGACATCATGGTTGACGAAACAACTGGTGGCCTTGCTGGTACAACACGCATCATCATCCATCAGGATGTGGATGTGGGTGTTCGCAACGGCGCGTCATTCGCTAAGACTGACGAAGTTTCAACAGCCTAACTCCCAACTTCAGGGGCGGCAGAAGTCGCCCCTGACCTTTTAGAAAGGGCAAGTGATGAAAGTTAAAATTCTTGAAAAATGCTATACTGGCATCGTTGGCAATATGCACAAAGGTGAAGAGCATGAAATGGATGACGGGATCGCTGAAAAGTTGATCGCCCGTGGCTATGCTGAAGCAGTAAAAGAAAAGAAAACATCAAAAAAGCTGTCAGATCGCAAGGTTAAGGCAGAAGATATCTCAACACCTGAAGGTGAATAATGGCAGTTGAATCCGCTACAGACAGAGCAGTATTTGTGGACACTGATGACTTTGGTGTTGCCGCAACTTATACGCCTTCTGGTGGAGTCGCTGCAACTGTCAACGGTATATTCGACAATGATTTTATAGAGGTCGATGCTGGCGGCGGTGTAGGTGTTGCGCTGCAACAACCGCGTTTTCATTGCAGAACAGCGGATGTTTCGACGGCGGCTGAAGGTGATGCAATAACAATCAACAGCGTTGCTCACACTGTGCGGATTGTTCAGGATGATGGGACGGGCATGACAATGCTGGTTCTGGAGAAAGACTAATGGCGCACGTTCGCAAACAAATCCGTGACGCTGTTGTGACTGCCGTGACAGGGTTGACAACCACGGGGTCGAACGTGTTTCGCAATCGAGTGTTTCCTTTGGAAACATCAAAATTGCCAGGTCTATGCGTTTTTACAAAGTCGGAATCTGTAGATTTTGACACACTTCATATCCCGCGTTCGATTATGCGGACTTTAGATTTAGGCGTTGAGGCGTATGTTGTGGCAACTAGCAACTACGATAACACGCTGGACACGATTGCCGTTGAAGTCGAGGAGGCTTTGGCGGCAGACGTAACGCTGGGCGGCTTGTCAAAAGATTTGCAAGTTACGGCGTTTGAAGCTGAGTTTATTGGTGACGGGGAGCAAACCGTTGCCGTGGGTCGCTTCACAGTTTTGGTGCAATACCGAACACTAGAAAATGATGTTGAAACTGCCGCTTAAAAGGAGATTTTAAAATGGCAACTTTAGTCGGTAAAGACGGTGTTGTGAAAATTGGAAGCAACGCCATAGGCGAAATCCGTTCGTATTCAATCGAACAAACAATGGATGTTATTGAGGATTCAGTAATCGGTGACACAGACCGCACATACACATCGGGCCTGAAATCTTTTTCTGGTTCAATGGATGTGTTTTTTGATGATACAGACGCAGGTCAGCTTGATGTTCAAGTCGGCGACACTGGAAGCATTTCTATTCAGGTAGAGGGCGACACATCAGGCGATCACAAGTTGTCTGGTTCAATCTTGGTCACAGGTCGTACAATCACAGCATCATTTGATGGCATGGTTGAGGCGTCTGTATCATTTCAAGGATCAGGTGCATTGACCGAAGGTACGGTGTGATAATATGTCAATCGGAAGTCGTATAGCTGAAAGACAGACAAAACAAAGGCGGGTCATCGAAGTTCCTGAATGGGGAGAAGATGACCAGCCATTGTTAATTTATGTCACAGATATCACGGGTGGCGATATCGACAAAATTCAGCGCAAACATAAAGATTTTTTAAACAACATGACCATCGCTGCAATGGTAGAATTGATTATTTTAAAGGCTGAAGATGGTGATGGGAAACGTATGTTTACCCTTGAAGATAAATTCACATTGCTGGGTGAACCTGTTAATCTGATTGCAGATGTTTCAACAAGAATATTCGGAAACATTGAGGGCATTGAGGAACAGGAAAAAAACTAAAAAACGATCCGTTTAGGTTTAGTCTGTTGGGCTTGGCGGATCGGTTGCATAAAACGCAAAGTGAGATTGAAGAACTTACTTTGTCAGAAATAAATGAGTGGTTCGCTTATTTTAAGGTGATAGAAGATGGCCGATCAAAATCTTAAATTTGCGATTACAGCAAGAGACTTAACAGGCAATGTGTTCAGAAAACTGAACGCATCTTTGGGGCTTGTTAGACGTTCACTTCTAAATATGAAAGTTGGGTTGACCGCTGTTGCTGGTGCGGCAGGGGTTGGGTTGCTTGTTAAGTCATCTTTGCGAAGCATAGATACTTTAGGAAAAACAGCAAGCAAGTTAGGCGTTACCACTGCTGAACTTCAAAAACTTAGATTTGCCTCACAGCAAGCGGGTGTTGAAACCAGAACTGTAGATATGGCGATTCAAAGGTTTACTCGGAGACTTGCGGAAGCTGCACAAGAAACTGGCGAAGCAAAAGATGCTTTAAAAGAATTAGGTTTGGACGCAAGAAAGCTGTCTGTTATGCCGCTTGAAAAGCAGATGCTTGCGCTTGCTGATGCTTTTGAAAATGTTGAAAACAGCGGCGATCGTGTTCGTTTGGCGTTTAAGCTGTTTGATAGTGAGGGTGTTGCTTTTGTCAACACCTTACAAGGCGGCTCTGATGCGTTGCAACAAATGTTCACTGATGCCGAAAGTCTTGGTTTTATATTATCTGCAAATGCAGTCAAAGGCGTTGAGGATGCCAATGACAGTTTAGGAAAACTGGGGACTGTGTTGAAAGGTTTGGCAGATCAGATGACAGCCGCGCTTGCGCCAGCTTTGCGGGTTATAGTTGATTTAATAACAAATAAAATTGTGCAAGGCATAAAAGAGACAGGGGGGATAAGAGAATTTGCACGTCAACTTGCCTTGTCTGTTGTTGACCTTGCAGAAAATATTTCTAAGGCAATAAGCGGTTTTGTTACCAAAATTGTCAGGGGTTTAAATTTTATTATTGATGCTGCTAGAGCTTTGGGCAGAATCATTGATAGTGACACGTTGCAAAGTCTTGAGAGGGTTAATAATTTTGCGTCTGTTGGGGCAGGTTTTTTCCAAGATTTGCGAAATGCAATAAATGGTGCAACTACCGCAAATAATAATTTTAGTAATTCTGTGACGGCAAATGCAGAAGCCGTTACTTCAGGCTCTAAGGCGTTAAAAGATTACGCAGATGCCGCGCTGGATGTGCAGAAAAACTTAGAGCAAGCTGAAGTCCGTGGCCTTAGAAAGATTGAAGATTCTCTAATGTCGGTAATGGACGGCACAATGTCAGTAAAAGATGCGTTTAAGTCAATGGCGGCATCGATTATTAAAGATTTGATAAGAATACAAATTCAAAAAACTATCACTGGGCCACTGGCACAGGCTAGCGGTGGTGGCGGTGGTGGCAGCTTTTTTAGCAACATATTTGCTGGGTTTTTTGCAAATGGCGGGAAGATTCCATCTGGTAAGGTTGGTGTTGTCGGAGAGGCTGGGCCGGAATTGGTTTCTGGTCCAGCAAATGTAACGCCTATGAACGGTGGTGGCGTTACAGTAAACCAAACCATAAACTTATCCACAGGTGTTTCACAGACAGTTCGGGCAGAGGTCATGAATATGCTGCCGTCAATTCAGGAAAGCACAAAGGCGGCTGTGATTGAAGCTAGGCGGCGTGGCGGATCATTTGCTGCCGCATTTGGGGGTTAACAATGGCTGAAACTTACCCGCTGACGTTTCCAACACAAACGGGCATCGCGCAGATTGAATTGTCTGCCGTAAATTCTGTCGCTATATCAGAAAGCCCATTTACTTATTCGCAGCAAGTCGTTAGGCACGCTGGCGCAAAATGGGGTGCTGTGATTAGCATACCGCCGACAAAACGCGCCGACGCAGAATATTGGAACAGTTTTTTGCTTAGATTGCGGGGACAGTTTGGCACGTTTTTGCTTGGCGATCCAAATGGTGCAACGCCACGCGGCACAGCCGCGACAACCGCTGGAACGCCAGTTGTAAACGGCGCATCACAAACAGGAAACGACTTGAATATTGACGGATTACCCACATCCCAAAATGGGTATCTAAAAGCTGGCGATTACATACAACTAGGAACTAGCGGGTCATCCCGGCTTTACAAAGTTCTTGAAGATGTCAATACAAATTCTTCAGGTGAGGCGACCTTAAACTTATGGCCTGATTTGCGTTCAAGCCCCGCTGATGGCGCGACGGTACTTGTTAGCAGCGCAAAGGGGCTGTTTAGGTTAGCTGATAATGAGACAAACTGGCAGATAAACAATGTGGGGTTTTATGCGATTACCTTTTCGGCAGTTGAGGCATTATGACACGTTCTGGCGTACCATCAGGCTTTTCAAACGCATCACTGACAGCGTTTTTTGCTGTTGAGCTAGAATTTGTCAGCGGGACTTTGCGGTTTTGGAACGGGTATGGGGATTTGACAGTTGACGGTGATGTTTACACTGGCAGCGGAAATTTGCTGGGCATTTCTGCTATTGAAGAAACGGCAGAGATTCGTGCAAAAGGCGCGACAGTTACGATGTCTGGCATACCTAGCAGCCTTTTAGCTATTGCGCTAGCAGAGAATTACAGAAATCGCACAGCGGCGATATATGTTGGCACTATAGATGGCGCAACCGTTGACAGCTATAAAATTTTTTCTGGCAGAATGGATTTGATGGATTTAGAAGAGCAGGGCGAAACTTGCACGATTAGTTTGCAGATTGAAAACAAGTTGATTGATTTGGAGCGTTCAAGAGTTCGCAGATATACATCAGAGGATCAGAAAGCGTTACATTCTGGTGATAAAGGATTTGAATTTGTAAATAGTTTACAAGAGGCGAACATAAAATGGTCAGGCTCTTAAGTTGGGAAACTCACTTAAATGATCACATTGAGGAATGGCGCAACGTAACCTTTAAATGGGGGCAATACGATTGCGCCTTGTTCTGTTTATATGCTGAAAAGGCTATGTGCGGCGCGTCTAGATTTGAAGATTTTATCGGACAATATAAATCGGCAGCCGGATCTGCAAAAGCGTTGATGAAGTTTGGCGGCGGGTCGTTGGCTGATACAGTAGCGCAAAGACTTCAGGAATGTGATATAATGACAGCAAGGCGCGGTGATGTTGCTTTAATTGACACGCCAGATGGTGATGCGCTTGCGCTGGTGATTGGTGATAAAGTTGCTGCTATGGGTCACACTGGGCTGGTGTTTTTTCCTATTAGCGCAGCAAAAAAGTGTTGGAGAGTATAAATGCCACCAGCCATCATTCCAGCTATTGTTGCAACGGCTGGCGCAGCCGCTACAGCCTATGTAACGGGTGCGGCAATCACAACCGCATTTCTAATTAAAACATTTGCTGTAAATTTATTGCTTACCGCTGCACAGGGTTCAATGAAGCCAGATATTGGCTTGTCAAACATTGGCGGTGGCGGGGCTGGTGCGTCTGGGTTCGGGCAATCTAAAACGGTATCATCTCGATCATCTAATGCGACGAGAAAGCTAGTTTATGGTGAAACAAGAGTTGGTGGCACAATTGTTTTTTTAGAAACAACGGGCAATGATGAATTTTTGCACGTTGTTGTTGTGTTGGCGGCGCATGAAATTGATTCTGTGCAAAGTGTGTTTTTTGGCGAAAAACAACTTACACTTTCAGGCAACAATGTTACAGCACCTAGTGAGTTTGTCGGCGTTGCTGAAGTTTATCCTGTCACAGTTGGCAGCGTGTCGAATATCCCGTCTCCGCTTTTATCAACACCATCATGGACAAGTAGCCACATATTGACAGATCAAGCCTATATTTATTGCAAGTTGCAATATGACAATGATGCTTTTCCTGATGGATTACCAAACATTTCAGCTTTAGTGCGTGGCAGAGAAGTGTTCGACACAAGAACCAGCACAACAGCTTATTCTAGAAACCCAGCGATGGTGATCAGAAGTTATTTAACAGATACCACTTATGGGCTAGGCGCGTCCGCTTCTGAAATAAACGATACAAGTTTTAATGTAGCCGGAAATATCTGCGATGAAGATGTTACCCTTGCGGCTGGCGGAACTGAAGATCGTTACACCTTTAACGGTGTTATCGACACAGGCAACACGCCACGCAGCAATCTGGAACAAATGTTGTCAGCACTTGGCGGGTCTCTTTATTACTCAAACGGCAAATGGCATTTAAAAGCTGGCGCGTATGTAACGCCAACTGTGACACTTGATGAGGATGACATTGTTGGACCTATATCAATCGGCACAGCCGTCTCAAACAGAGAAAGTTTTAATGCTGTTAAAGGCCAGTTTGCAACTTCTGAAACAAACTTTCAGGCCACAGATTATCCTGAACTGGCATCATCAACTTTCCAAACAGAGGATGGCGGCGAGAAAAAATATCTTAATTTTAATCTGCCGTTTACAACAAGCGCACCGACAGCGCAAAGGCTGGCAAAACAGGTGTTGTTTAAGAATCGTCAGGAGATTAGCGTAAATGCAAAATTTAAGCTGACAGCGTTTCAGTTTGCTGTTGGCGATACCCTTATGTTGACAAATGCCCGTCTAGGCTGGACGCAAAAAGTTTTTGAGGTTGTTGCTTGGCGACTTAATTTTGATGAGCAAGAAATCACGGTTGAATGTCAGTTGGCTGAGACTGCAAGCGCGGTTTATGATTGGAGTGCAGAAGAAGCAGCTTTCGCAAATGATAACACAACGCTTCCATCGCCATTTAACATCCCCGCCCCAACACTTACAGCCACAGATGAGCCACAAGTTGTTAATCAAAAAATAACTGCCGTTCTGGTTGCGACGCCGACATCAACCAGTATATATGCAAATCAATTTGAAGTTCAGGCTAAGAAATCAACCGACACAGATTATATATCTTTGGGCATTTCAGCATCTCCGCGCTTTGAATTACATAATGTTGTGGCTAACACGACTTATGATGTGCGTGCCAGAATCATCTCCGCGTCTGGCACAAAATCATCATTTACTTCAATTCAGCACAGCATAGGCGCATCACCCACACAAATTAGCGATGTTACAAACTTTAGTGTAAACGTAAACGGGCAGAACGCTGATTTGGGATGGACTGCCGTTCCAGAGGGTACGCTTTCTCATTATGTTGTCAGGCATTCGCCTTTGACATCTGGCGCGACTTATCAGAACTCAAAAACCGTTGCGGCAAAAATATCAAGGCCAGCAACAACAGCAACAGTCCCAGCTCAAACAGGAACTTATTTTATTAAGGCTGTAGACAAGTTGGATGGCACATCGGTCAACGCAGATGAAAGCATTGTTCTGGTAAATAATATTCAAGGATTTACGCTTACAGATACAGTTACAGAACATTCAGCGTTTACAGGAACAAAAACAAACGTCTTTTTGCAAGGCACGCGCTTGCAGCTAGACACATCAATTAACTTTGATAGCGCAACTGGAAATTTTGATGACGCAACAGGGTTTTTTGACGGCGGCAGCGGCAACATTGCAACGTCTGGAACTTATGAATTTGCTGGGTTAATCGACTTGGGCAACACGTTTACGTCTACTATTGATTACAGAATGATCATTGATCAATTCCCTCAATTCTCTGGCGCAATAACAAACATAGGCTCAACAGATGTTGAGTTAGAAATTGCAACAACAACAGACAATCCAAGCGGGTCGCCAACTTATACAGCTTTTAGAAAGTTTATTGTCGGTAGTTATACCGCTAGAGCGTTTAAGTTTCGGGCTATACTTACCACAACAGACACGACGCAAACGCCGCGTATTGAAGAATTACAGGTTTTTGCCCGATTTGTTACGATAAGCCAAAGCGATAATGATTTGCAAAGCGGCACAGGCGCATCTGGATTGACTGTTACTTATCCATCTGCATTTAAAACTTTACAAGCTGTTGCGATATCTGTTGGAGATATGCAAAGCGGTGATTTTTATGCTATAACTAATAAGACAACAACAGGTTTTACGATAACCTTTAAAGATAGCGGCAATAATGTGGTTGATAGAACTTTTGATTATGTTGCAACAGGAATTTAAACATGGCACAGCATGACTATGTAATTGACAATCAGACTTTCCCGAACACAAGGGCTGATATTAATAATCTGGCATCTGCTATTGTATCAAACAATTCTGGTTCAACAGCACCGTCAACAACATTTGCTTATCAATACTGGTATGACACTTCTGTTAATATTTTAAAAATACGCAATGCAGACAATGATGCATGGATTTCATTGATGACTTTTAACCAGACAAATGACACAGTGGCATTTGCCGGGACAGCGGGAACAGAAAGCGATCCACAGGCTTTAGCCTTTGCAATTGCTTTAGGATAACGGAGTTATAGATGCCAAACGCTTTTAAAACAAAAACCTTTGACGGCTCATCAACAGGGGCAGGAGACGATATGACAATTTACACCTGTCCATCATCTACAGAAACAACGATTATCGGCATGACGGTTGCAAACATTTCATCATCACAGATTACTGTGGATGTGAAGCTGGAAAACAATGATGGTGACAATGTGTTTTTGATTAAGGATGCGCCTATACCGACAGGTTCTGCGCTTGTGCCGATTGGCGGAGATCAGAAGATTGTGATGGAAGCGTCTGATGTTTTGAAGGTGCAATCAGACACAGCTAATAGTGCAGACACAACATTAAGCATTTTGGAGATAACTTAATGCCTTATATCGGTAACGCTCCCGCAACACAGTTTGCCTCATTAGACTATCAAGACCTAACAGGCGTAACAGGAAGCCCAGCTAAAAGAGGGTTTACTTTGGATCATGCTGTTGGCAGCGCAAATGAAATTGAAGTGTTTGTGAATAATGTTCGACAAGAACCGAGTGTGGCTTATACCGTATCTGGAACTACACTTACTATGACAGGTGATGTAGAAACTACTGATGATTTTTATGTGGTATTTCAAGGCAAGGCAATTGCTAGTGTTTTGCCGACTGATGGTTCCGTTACATCAGCAAAGCTGGTTTATCCATTAACTACATTCTCATCTACAGGCATTGATGACAATGCCAGTAGCACTGCGATAACATTGGACAGTAGTGGAAATTGTGGTTTGGGTGAAACATCTCCGTCATCTGCACTTCATGTAAAAGGTGGTGCTGGCGCAAATGTAGCAATTCAATCAACTGCTGGCTCGCATTGGCGGATAGGTGATGGCGTTGGCTCATCAAATGGAACTTTGGTTTTTCGTGACCACACAAACTCAACAAATAGAATGGTTATAAATAGCAGTGGCCGTGTAAAAATTAACACAGAAAGCACTGTCTCAACTGCAACTGCTGAACAATTTGCCGTAGACGCTGGAACGGCTGGCGGTCATGGCGGCGTTTTTGCAAGCGATACAACTGGTGGTTATTCTTGTATTTATGTTAAGTCTGGGACAAACATCAGTAATTTAATTAGTTTCTACAGAACCACCTCGCTAGTCGGTTCAATAACTACAAACGGCTCAACAACATCCTACAACACATCATCAGATTATAGACTTAAAGAAAATGTCACTGAAATCACTGGTGCAACTGACAGATTAAAACAGCTTAACCCTGTTCGTTTTAATTTTATTGCAGATGCCGATACTACTGTTGATGGCTTCTTAGCCCATGAAGTGCAAGATATCGTTCCAGAAGCAACCACTGGCACTAAAGATGAAGTTGATAACGATGGCAATCCTGTCTTTCAAGGAATTGACCAGAGCAAGCTAGTGCCATTGCTGGTGGCAACCATACAGGAACTTGAGGCCCGTATAGCCGCACTGGAGGCAAACTAATGGCATTATCAAAAATACAATCCGAAAGCATGAACCTTGCTGACACCTATGCGTTTACTGGAACTGTGTCTGGTGCTGGTTATATTTTTACTACGCCTCAAACATTAAATGGTCAAAGTTCAAGAACATTTACAGGAATACCTAGCGGCGTAAGTATTATTAAATTTGGTGTTTGGAGGTCAAGCGGTACAGGTACTGCTGCGCCAAAAATTCGAATTGGTGATAGTGGGGGCATTGAAACTTCTGGTTATCAAGGGATTGATGTTTTTGCTAGTACAGGTGGAGCTTCTGTTTATGGTGGCACGTCAACTGGTGCTTGGGGGCCGTCATCATGGACATCTGATACTAATATATTATTTATTCAAGGCGAATTGTTCAGAGTTCATGGCAACAAATGGACTTGTGATGCAATGGTGCAGCAACATGACCCCGGCTATTTTATTCGTTTTAATGGTTACAAAGAACTGTCTGCTGAACTTACACAATTTGAATTTTCATTATCTACTGGCACTTTTGATGATAGCGATAGTTATATACGCATAGCATATCAATAGGAGTTTTTTGTTGTGAGAACAGGCAAGATATTTAATGTTATTACTGGCGAAGAAACTACAGTTGAACAGCCAGATGTTGTCATAAGCGCAGAAGAAAAACTGAACGCTTTGAGAATAGAGCGCAATGTAAAGTTATCAATGACAGATGTGTGGGCCTTGTCTGATCGAACTATGACGCAAGCGCAAATAGATTATAGACAAGCCCTGCGTGACATTACAGACAACGCCACATCACTTGACGATGTAACTTGGCCGGAGAAACCATAAGGATTAACAGATGGCATACATAGGTAAATCCCCAACAGGCACAGGAGTTAGGCAACGGTATTACTTTACCGCAACAGGCGGCGAAACTACGCTTGGCGCAAGTGCTGATGATAACGGCCTGACACTATCTTATAGCGATGGCCTTTATGTGGATGTGTTGCTGAACGGCGTCGAGTTGGTCGCTGGCACAGATTATAACACCAACACTACTAACAGGATTAGCGGTCTGGCTGCATTAGCAGCTAACGACATTGTAACCGTGACTGTTTATGATATTTTTACGGTCGCTGATACTGTTTCTGCTAAAGATGGTGGCGTTTTTTCTGACAATGTTACGTTTAACGGCAACATCAACGCTGGCACAATTAAGGAAACTACTGGCACTAACACTGCGATAACTATTGACAGTGGCGGTGTTGTTGCAGAGCCTAATAAAGAATATTTCCACGTCGACTTAACAACAGAGCAGGGCAGTATTACTGACAACACAGTTGTTGCTATTGACCTTGGCGGCAGCGGAACTGTGAAGTATGACACTAAATCAAATGTGGATACTGCAAATGACGCTTATTTATTAGATAGCAGTGATGGCGTTTATTTAATTAGTTTTAGTGCTGGGATAAGATCTGAAGATCCTCTTTCTACTGAAAGATTAATTGATGCTGCCGTATTTGCAGAAGTAGCAACAGATGGTTCAACTTTTGCAGCTTTACATGGTTCAGGTGCAAGTGTTCATGATAGTGGTTCTGATGAAATGGGCAGCATTACACTTAATGGGTCATTTATCTACAAAGCCACTACAGCAACCACAAAAATTCGTTTAAGTGCATACGCAAATACAGTTGGTGCAGGAACTATCACATGGACAATAGGGGCTGACGTAAATGATGTGATTCAAGGAAGTCCGTCTGCGTCCACAAATTCACGCTGTACATTTTTATCAATAGTGAGGATTGCATAATGAGTAGGGCAAGAGATTTTGCAGACTTAGCTGGCTCGGCTGATGCTGGTGGCATCACGGGCAGGAATCTCATCACCAATGGTTCGATGACTATAAGCCAACGCGGAAGCACGTTTGCAGACTTAGCCAATGGTGGTTATGGCGTTGATAGATTTATAATTTTTCACAGTGATGATGGTGCAGTTACTGTCAGCCAAGATACGACTGTTCCTGCTGGTCAAGGTTTCAAAAACAGCATGAAGTTTGATGTCACAACAGCGGATGCATCAATAGGTGCGGCTCAATATTACCAATTTGCACAAAAAATTGAAGGTCAAAATATGGCTCATTTAGAGTGGGGAACATCCAACGCTAAATCAGTCACTTTGAGTTTTTGGATACGCAGTAATCTGACAGGCACATATAATGTGTACTTTTTGAATAACGCAACGGATAGATATCATCCTGTTAATTTTACTATAGATTCCGCAAACACATGGGAAAAGAAAACTATTACAGTCGCGGGAGATACAACAGGAACGTGGCTTACAACTAATGGCATAGGTATGTTTGTGCTTTGGAATCTTGCTCTTGGTAGCAATAATCTAACAGGTACAAACGCAACATGGGGTAGTGCTGGTCCGGGAGTAAGCGGCACAACTCAAGCAAACTTTTTGAGCAGCACATCAAATGAACTTTATATTACTGGTGTTCAACTTGAAGTAGGGCAAAAAGCCACACCATTTGAGCATCGGTCAGTTGGGGATGAATTAATTAGATGTCAAAGGTATTATCAAAGCATGGATTATTACTATAGTTATGGGTCAACTAGTGCTAATATTTTTTACTACACTAACTTTTCATTTCCAATAACTATGAGAGCAACACCAACAATGACTGCAAGTGCGTGGGGTTCGAACACGGGAAATGCACAAACTTATTATGGTTCAACACAGTCTAATGGATGGATTATGCAAAGTGCAATACCAACAGGTGCTATAATGAGAGGCAATCACGCAAATATTTATAATTTTATGTCTGGGCGTGGAAAGTTTGATGCGGAGTTATAAATGGTAGTTACATCAGCACAATATATTTTAAATGAAACAAAAGATGGTAACGGTTCTGTAATAGCCGCTACCATTGATGGCGTAGAAATGCAAGTGCCTACCGACCCAGCCAATCGCCACTACGCAGCCATTCTTGAATGGGTAGCTGAAGGTAACACCATTCAGGATGCAGACTGATGAGCAAGCCAACAATTCAATCCATCCATGTCAAACTAGAGAAACACATTGCTGTTTCTGACGAACGCTGGACGGAAACGATCCTAAGAATAAAACGGCTAGAAAGCATAATGATTGGGTCGGCTGGCGCGATTATTCTGTTATTGCTGGCGGTCGTTTATCGGGGCTGATCATGGCGATTGACCCGGTTTCAGCTATTGCCGTTGCAACAACGGCTTACCGGGGCATCGTAAAAGCCTATCAGATGGGCAAGCAAGTCGAGGCTATGTCGGCTGACATTGGCAAATGGATGGGTGCTATTGCTGATGTAAAGCAAGCGCATCAAGAAAAGAAAACATCCAGATTTAAGAATATTGAAGAACAGGCACTTGATACCTATGCGGCTTTAAAAAAGGCCGAAAAAATGGAGCAAGACCTAAAAAACTTCCTGATTGCAAATTACGGCTTCAATGCGTGGAATGATTTGTTAAGGATTCAGCGCGATATCAGAAAAGCGCGTTTAGAAGAAAAGCGCAGAAAAGAAAAACGCGCAGAAGAAATAATGGAAATGCTGGGGCTTGGTTTTGTGAGTTTGTTGATCGCCGCTATGGTTGGCGGTCTTGTTGCGTGGATCGGATGGCTGAAAGGATGGTTCGAATGAGTGCAGAAGATATTGCCAGAAAAATGCTGGAATTGAAAATATTGCCACGGTTTATGATGCTGGTTTTCACTGGCGTTTATATTTATTGCATCCTGTGGTTCACTGGGCTTTCTGTTGAGGAAACAACCGCTGAACGGGCTGCATTGATTTCCGTTGTAACAGGGGCAGCTACAGGGTCGCTTGCAGTCTGGTTAAATTCGGAGAAAAGCTAATGAAACGAATAAAATTAAGCATAGGAATGAAATAATGATACAGGCATTGATTGGGCCTATTGCCTCATTAGCTGGGTCATGGATGGAATCCAAAGTAGAGCAAACAAAAGCTAAAGGTGCTGTTGCCAAAGCAAAGGCAGAGGCAGAAGCGGAAGTGATGAAGGTTGCAGCCACGCATGAGGCTGGCTGGGAAAAAATCATGGCACAGGCCAGCGGTGAAAGTTATAAGGATGAAGCGTGGACGCTGCTTTTCATTTTAATTATAGGCGCGTGTTTTATTGAGCCATTACAGCCCCATGTGCAGCGCGGGTTTGAGGTTTTGGAAACTACCCCATCTTGGTTTCAGTGGGCCATGTATGCGAGCATAGGCGCGTCGTTTGGAATACGCGGTATAAAAGGATTTAAAAAATGAAACTTTCTCCACACTTTAGTCTGGATGAACTGGTCAAAAGTCAGACGGCAACCCGCAAGGGCATCCCAAATGAGCCGTCAGAGGCCCACACAGACGCTTTACGCGCTTTGTGTATGAATATACTAGAACCAGTTAGATCGCAGTACAGCATACCATTTTCGCCCAGCAGCGGGTATCGCAGTGCTGAGTTGTGCGTTGCCATTGGTAGCACAGTCAATTCACAACACGCAAAAGGTGAGGCGGCTGACTTTGAAGTGCCAAGCATTTCAAATCTGGAAGTTGCCGGGTGGATAGCTGGCAATCTGGATTTTGACCAGCTTATTCTGGAACATTACGAAGGTGGCAACACGGGCTGGATTCATTGTAGCTATAAGATAAGCGACAATCGCAAGGAAGTTTTGACCTACGATCGCCGCAATAAGTTTAGAAAAGGGCTTATCGCTTGATGCGAATACTGTTTGGAGTATGCGGGATCATTTCTATTGCCCCGCGTTTTTGCAGTCCCTTAATATGTCGCCCGACGCCCTGCTTGCAAACGCCCATATCGTCGGCGATTTGCTGATAGGTCGGTACGCGTCCCAGCTTATCAGATAGCTTGACAAGGGTGTCCAGAACGCGTTTCTGGGCCTCTGTGATAGGCATCATTCGTTTATCTCCCTGACAGTAAGGGTGTTAGAGCGAACGCGCTGTGCGGCCTTTGCTGGCACAGTTTTTTCTGGCGTTGCACGCATATTTCTCATTCCCCATTTGACCATAATCTTTTTGCCGCCGATATCAGCGACAGCCTGTTCATGGTTGCCCATAAATTGCTTTATAATGGCCTGTGATTCATCGATAGCCTGTTCAGCTTGCTTTTTGGCCTGTTTAGCTGCCAGCAAAGCCTGAACCGCATCCTGAACGGTGCTGTCGCCTATATCCAGCGGCGGGGCTTTCTCATCTGCTTCTGGATATGCCACATTCCCGTCATCAGATGTCAACACGGGATAAAATTCTTTTGCGGCGCGTCTGCGTTCAAATTCCAAAACGCTTTCGGCAATCCGCTTTTGAATTGCCAGATCAGCCTCATAAACGAACACGCGCAAGGTGCTGCCCCGGTATAACACGGCAACCGAGCCATAATTTACGCCCCGGCACATCATTTGCGCCTGAAGCTGGATCGGGCCACGCCACGGCGGGGGAACATCTTCTGGCATCGCCTGTGTGGACTTTGCCTCAATGATTAACCCTTCATCTGGGGCGTCAATGCCATCCGTGTTAATCAGGTAAATGCCTTTATCTGTGTCGGCCTGTATAGGGCCACCCATAATCCCATCACCATCAAGTGACGCGGCAAGCGGCAAGGTTGGGTGAAAGTAAGGTACATCGAATTGTGTGTTTACCGAACTAAGGCCCAGCCGCATAGACGCCTCAACAAGAATGTGTGGTTCGTGTATGTTGCCCCAGTGCGTCAGTTCGTTGCCTTCAAACCGGGGCTGTGGCTTACCTTCATCTAAGGCAATCATTTCTGCCAGTAATTCATTGATTGTGCCGTAAGGTGAAAGCTGTTCAAGTTGTGCTGCCCGTGAAGCGGACAGCACATTATCGGGTGTTAGTTTGCCTACCATGATCTTTCTCTTTCCTGTTCAAGTTGATGTTTTGCCTTTGTCAGTTCGACATAGACGGTTCGCAGTTTGGCCTGTGACGCTTTGTGCAATTCATCTTTTTGCAGTTTGTCTGAGATGGCAATCCTAGCGACAGTGAGTTGCTCATAACTGAGCATGACGTTTGTGTATTGCATGATCAATTCCCCAGCCCATAAATAACGCGCCACCATGTGTAATTCTGGCTATCTTCAACGCCAACAATCCACAATGTGTCTAGCCAGCCCAGAGCAAACAGGCTGATGATTGCATAAAAGAAAAGTGTGATTCCTACTCGCATGATTATTCTCCCTTATTCAAAATGCGTTTCAGGGCGTTCCATAGCCCGATTAAGTTCACGTTCAATACGCCTTGCTGTTGACGCCATTGTCAGCTTGCGAGCTGGCGTAGGCTTTTCGTCTGGAAAGCCTCTGTCGTCCCGCCATTGCTTAATGATTTTTTGCAAGCAATGTAGCTCATGATCTGTCAGGCCAACATTGTATTCGACTTTATGCAGCGTAGTGCCACCGTTAACATTAGGCATTTCAATGAATCTAATTGGTGATTTCATGATTTATTCTCCCTTCTGGGCGGGGCTGTTAAGCCGCCGCCCTTGTTGCGATTGACCAGTTCTGAACACCTGTGTGTTCAACGGATTGATTTATCAGCGCACGACGCAAATAGCCGTAAAGTCTTTTGAACCCATCGCCATGCGGCTTTGCGAAGCTGGGCTTATTTAAGCAATAACGATACTGAACATGATGTGCAATTTCATGAGCAACGATGGCAAGCAGCATCGTTTCGGGATTGTCGCATTTTGCAGACCCGATGATGTTGCAGTCTTGATAAGACTTGTATTCATTCAAATACACATCGCCTTTTCTGTATCGGCTAAGATCAATCGTTATGCCGAATTGTCCACCATAAGAACGCGCAGCGCGGCATTTTGTTTGCACGATGATCTTTGATTCAAACTTTGGCAGTTCATACTCTGCTTTTGACAGTTCGCGCAAACAGTGTAACGCCATATTAACGACCATCTTATGTTCAGTCGGTGTGACGTTTTTGCCGCGCTTGTTACGAACTTGTGATTTTGCGAAAGCCATTTTTATTCTCCCTCTTGTTGAATTGCTTCTGCAAGCTGGTCAAAGTCGCTAGTGATGACAAACTCATCAGGTGTTTGTTCTGGCATCCGTGTACCCCAAAACAAAACGGGCAACCCCTGAAACGTGCCGATTTGTTTCTTTGACCATTCTTTGACTGATGTTGTCAGCCCTAATGTGGACAGCTTGCCTGTCATCCAGCATTTGCCAGATTTTGTGACAGACATATATGACTGCACTTCCTCACCGACTATGCTGATGCCGCAATCACCGACCTTTGTGATGACGGCGGCACTAAGGCAGTGACCAGTGCTAGAGGTGAACCACACTCTTTGATTTTCCTGAAACTGTGTCATAATTATTCTCCCTTGAAGGGCTGGGGCTTACGCCCCAGCGGTTGATTATCCGTATGATTTGAATGGCACACCGAACGATTCAATATGCTGTTTCATTTTGCGAGACAAACTGTCAAAATATTTGCCGCCCCTGACGATGTTAGGATCATGGTCCCAATGCCCTTCACGATAATCGATGGAAGCTCTGTTATCTAAGTCTGAACAGAATGTCGCCATAATGTTAATGTCAACCATTGTCGATGGCTTGATATTGCCAGAGCGTAATTCCCGCAAAAAAGCAACATATATTTGCCGTTGTGATTCACAGGCAATGCCATCCGAACACTCGATGAAGTTTGAAACTTCAGAATAGTTATAGTGCGAACGTAGATTGAACCTGAATCCAAATGGTATTTGATTTGTCATTTCGGTATCTCCCTTGATTGAAATGTCTACTATATGTCTACTGTTGTACACCATCAACAAATGTATTACAACAATAAATCGACAAAAAAAGGAATTTTTTTTCATGGCACAGAAATCGTTTCAATTAAGGCTGGATCAGCGAACACACGATATGTTGCGGATCGTTTCGGGCTTTACACATCAGGGCAATATGTCTGCATTGGCTGAAGAAATATTGCGGGGCGAGTTAAAGAACCGCATAATCGAAAATCGGAAACAGTTAGACGAATTTGTAAAGGTGCAAGTCGATGGTCAACGCTAGGGCGAAAGGCAGTTCTTATGAACGCGATGTCCGAATAAGACTTAGAGATTCGTTAGGTCTGGAATTTTCCAGAGTCTACGGGCAGTGGGCTGAAGCTGGCTTACCTGATTTGATTTGCGACGACCCTAGTTTCCCGTTTGTGATTGAGTGCAAGCGTTATAAATCTGTGCCTAGTTCCTTTGCAGACCCGCGTTGGTGGGATCAATGCTGTGTCGCCGCAAAGAAAGCGGGTAAGCTGCCAGCCCTTTGTTATCGTGGTGACAGGATGCAAGAACGCTGGCGGATACCTGTTGAGGCCATTGCTGGCCTTAAATGCTATGATGCGGCTGGCGATAAGGCCGAAGCATATAATTGGACTTATGCAGTTGAAATGTCATTTCGTGACTTCTGCATGATTGCGCGGGAGTTGATGTGCGACTGAGGAATCCGGGTTGTCCGGGTGCGAGGCGGACGCTATCCGTCAGTGAAAAAGTAAAGAGGTAAAGTGATGGCTTTAGGAATTGATTACGAAAGCGGTGGCGGCGATATTATGCCGATCGTCAAGTTCGACGCAAAAACAGGTGATTTTATGCGCGTTGACAAACATAAAGATGAAGCTGGGGTATGGCAAAAAACACAGACGGAACTGGCGACGCCTATATCAATGATCATGTATATGGCAGAGATAGAGGTTGGCTGGGCCTGTTTTGCTGGTGGCCGCCCTGATTTTAGAATGGTCAAGCTAGGCCAGCCCATGCCAGATAAACCAGAGGCAGAGGGCGTTGAATATAAACAGGCGTTTCGTGTCAGGGTTCAAAACAAGGAACTGGGGTTGCGTGAGTTTTCATCGCAAGCAAAGCTGGTCTTGAAAGCGTTTGACGCCTTACATAACGAATATGAGGCGCAGAAAGATGCAAACGCTGGCAAAGTTCCTGTCGTGACAATCAGTGACATAAAGACAGAGGTGGTGACAACGCAACAAGGGGATTTGCGTTTTAAAGTACCAGCTTGGTCAATAACGCAGTGGGTGGATAAACCAGATGCCGCAACCCCTGCGGCTAGCGCACAGGAAGTAAGTCAGCCTGTTGCGCCGATTGAAACGGGTGCAGACCTGTTTTAATTGTAGGGGACGGCAGTTCCTCCCTTGATAGCTTGCCGTCCCCTTTTTTATCAAGGGTAAGGGGATAACATGAAAAACATTGGTGCATATATAGAACCTGTCGCCATCGCATATTGGGGTGAACCGAAAGAAAGACACGGGCATGAATTACGCTGGGGCAACCGTGGCAGCAAATCGGTAAACTTGCGGAATGGCACATGGTTTGATTTTGAAAACAACGAAGGTGGCGGGGTCATTGACCTTGTGAAACATCACGAAGGGGCAACCCTGTCAGGCTTGCCAGAATTACTAGAACGAAAGTTTGGCATACCTAAACAGGCACAGGCATCTGTGCAGCCCAGCAAAT